GAATCACCAGCGGGCTATGAAGGTGATGGCAGATACTTTGACCGTTGTAGTCAATTCAACAATTCTGATTGGGAGCCAGTATGAAAACTAAATACATCCAGCCGATCAACCCAATCCGCATACGGACGTCAGGCACTAACTGTTACTTCACACACCCAGTGTTTGCTATAGCAATAGCAAACGATCGCCTAGTCGAATACTTGACCATCAACGGACAGTTCTACAAGACCGCCGACATCCTGTTTGCCGAACAACTCTTGAACGGCGAATGGACCAAATTGGCATGGCTGGAAAAGTTTAAGCGAGACCCTGCACCACTTGACGCCTGAGCGCGTCTAACATCCCAACACAACTGACACCATCAGCTCCTAACGAGAGGAGCACTAGCCCTTGTGAGTATCTGAGTCTCACTATGGGAACACTCGGGAACGAGGGTAGACGGTCGCGCCTAGTGACCGATCAGCGTTCAAACGTACATTGCGATGGGTTTTCCACCGAATTCAACTAGACAGGCTTCCCAGACGAGACATGCGTCAAAATAGTGGGGGACACAAACCACACGCGCAACCCATGACAAACGACGACAACCGAGCGAGTGCCCTTCTCGCTTGGGCGTCAGTATCTCTTGACCTTGACCTATGATCTCACCATGAGCGGTAACCCGGTATACAACACCAAACAATGGAAACAACTACGCACCCAAGTCCTACAAGAAGAACCCATCTGCCACTGGTGCCACAAGAAACCAAGTAGCCAAGCAGATCACGTTGTCGAGTTAGATCGCGGCGGAGACCCTTACGACAGAACCAACATCGTCGGCTCATGCGCCAGTTGCAACGCTCGGCGCGGAGCAATCCATGTCAATAAGAAAACAGCGACACGCGTACAAAATCGCGCAAAAGTTTCTTTTTTGGACAAACAGAACACCCCGAACCCCTATCCCGAAATACCCTCAACTAGCCTGAACCAGCAGGAACCAGCCCGAACCAGCGGTAGTTCGGTCATATCTGGTCGGATCGAGCCGAGGTTGGTAACGCCTGTTCCACCCGGTGAGAGTTTTGGTCCTGCCCTGACTGCTTGGGCGAAGCGCGTTCTTGGCATTGAGCTGATGGAGTGGCAGAAGCGGATCTGTAACGACGCGTTGACTGTGGATGCCGACGGCGACTTTGTGTTCCGTGAGGCTTGTATCAGTACGGCCCGACAGAACGGCAAGAGCCTGGTCATGCGTGCTGTCGCCGGCTTCATGGCTACCGAGTATGCAGCTGCACGTCGCGAGCCTCAGACGATCGTCATTGTGGCTAACCAAAAGCGTCGGAGCATGGCCTTGTTTCGGGATGTTGTCCGCGACCTTGAAAACTTTGATTGCAAGGTTCGCTGGCAGAACGGTGACGAGCGGATCAACTTTCCTGACGGCTCAAGCATCTCAGTTGTTGCGGCGTCCGCTCACGCTCACGGTATGACTGCCTCAGTTCTGCTGGTGGACGAAGTGTGGGACATTGGTCCCGACGTTGTGTTTACGGCTTTACGGCCTTCGCAGATCGCGGTTAAGAATCCGATGATGATGATGTTCTCTACTGCTGGCGATCAAGGTTCAACGGTGTTGTTGCAACTTCGAGAACAGGGCATTGCAGCGATTGACTCGGGTCAACCGACGGCGCTCTACTTTGCTGAGTGGTCATTGCCACCCGGTGTAAGTCTTGAAGATCGGTCGCACTGGGGATGGGCAAACCCAGCACTGGGCACGACGATCACGGCCAAGGCGTTGGAGTTGGCTTACGACTCACCAAACCGTCAAGCGTTCATTCGTGGCCACCTCAATCTTTGGGTGGATTCAACAAATTCTTATTTGCCGATCAACCTATGGAACGACCGCAAATCCGACCGACCAGCACCACCGACCCAGTGGCTCACCATTGACTCATCGGTTGATGACTCGCGCTACGTCGGAATCTCAACCGCTTTTGATGACGGACGCGTGATCGTGTCGGTCGCGTTTGTTGTCGAGTCAGCTGCACAAATGTGGGAGGAAGTTGTGCGGATCATGCACGACCAAACGGTGAAACTTGCTGTCACCCCATCACTGGAGATCCATTGTCCCCCAGACCTACGGCGTCGTATGCAGATCGTCGGCTACGCCGAGTTACTTAAATGGACTGCAACTTGTCGCGCCATGATCGTTGAGGATCGCGTCAACCACACAGGCGACATCGCACTAGCCGAACATCTCGCGCGAGCCGTGGCCGTCAAAACGGGCGGGTCTATCGTGCTGTCATCGCAGAAGTCGCCCGGTCCAATTGAGTTAGCCCGGTGCGCAGTGTGGGGAATCATGCTGGCGTCCAAACCAGTGCGGTCGTCGCGTGCCGCTTTCGCTTTTGGCTAGGGGTACTTACATAGACGCAAAATCTGTGAGAGACTCGCAAGTGATGGCTCTTTTCGGTAGCAAGAAAGTAAGCGCAACCCCAGCGTTTGCGTCCGCGCCGATACAGGCTGCAGCAGGTTCTGCCGCACAGGTGGGTCAGTTCTATACGTACTCCGTCGGGGCGTCGCAAGAACTGGCCCTCTCTGTTCCCACTGTTGCCCGCTCGATTCAAATGATTGCGTCAATGGTCGGCTGTTTAGAACTTAAGCATTACACGACGCAATGGACTGGATCCGAGTACGAAGAGTTGTATTTGGAGAACGAGTCGTGGATGGATCAGCCCGATCCGAAGGTCACGCGCAACTTCATCTTCTCCCAGCTCGTCACGGACCTTATGCTTCACGGTCGTGGATTCTGGTACATCACCAGCCGATCCACTGCCACAGGACGCCCGCTTTCGTTCCAATGGTTACCCGCCGCAATGGTCACGACACAAGACCAAGCAGGCCCGCAATGGTTCGGCCCGTCCGACCAAGTCGAATTTAACGGTTACCCACTTGCAACCGATGACGTCGTGCAATTCTTGGCACCGACTCAAGGTCTGCTGTACACAGGCAACCGGGCAATCATGACAGCCATTAAACTTCAGCAATCCGCTGATCGTTTTGCTGTCAACGAGATTGCCGCTGGTTGGTTGCAACAGACCGACGCATCTGAACCAATGTCTGCCGAGGATCTTTCAGAACTCGCAGCTGCTTGGCGTAACGCCCGTCAGGTTGGGGCCATTGGCGCCCTTAACAGCGTGGTCACATTTAAGGAATTCAGTAGCGACCCAAATTCCTTGCAATTAATTGAAGGCCGCCAGTTTCAAGCATTAGAACTGTCTAGAGCCACTGGAATTCCCGCATACCTTTTGGGCATCGGCGTTCAGGGCTACACATACCAGAACGCGCAACAAGCACGCCAAGATCTTTACTTGTTTGGCACCAAACAGTATTTGGATGCTATTGAGCAAACATTGTCAATGAACCAACTTTTGCCGCGTGGACGCTACGTCAAATTTGATGTTTCCGATTATGTTTACGAAAACGATCTAGGGAATGTTGAGCGCGAACCCGCTTTTGATTCAGGAAACCGCGAGGAAGAATACTCATGATTAGATTGACCGCTCAACAGATCACGCTGGACGCGTCCGCTGACGGTGAACCAACACGTCAGATCACAGGGCTCGCAGTTCCGTGGAATGTCAAGGCCCAATTGAGTGGTGGCGAGAGTGTGGTCTTCCTTGAAGGCTCACTGCCCGAGGACGGCCCAATGCCGAAGCTCTTGGAATACCACGACGACACCCGCGTCATTGGTCGAGTCACCGAAAGAGTGTCCACCAGCGAAGGCATGATGTTTGTGGCAAAACTGAGCGCAACTCGCGCCGCCGATGATGCTCTTGCACTGCTCGCCGATGGCGCTTTAGACAGCGTTTCGGTGGGCGCAATCCCCACCAAGTTCAAGCGCCTGTCAGACGGGACTCTAGAGGTCTCTCAAGCCCGATTCGTAGAACTGTCGCTCGTTACTGTGCCAGCGTACGAATCAGCACAGGTCTACTCAGTCGCCGCCTCATCACCCGATGAAAGCGAACCCGACGAAACCGAAACCCCAACAGAAACAACCCCAACACCATCCGAGGAGGATGAAATGTCAGAACCCACAACCGTTGAAGCCGCAGTCGCGACTCAACCCATCTACGCAACCGCCGTCAAGCGCGACGCAAAACTGCCG